ATGTCTTGGAACTGGCGATCTGGATGGGACTCGAACCCACGACCTCTGCCGTGACAGGGCAGCATTCTAACCGACTGAACTACCAGACCAGTGCTGCGGGGGCGCAAGGCCCCCGACTAATTAAGCTGCTACTTTGTTGAGAGCGTCTGCAAAATACTGGGCAGCTTTACCAGTAAGTTTAGAAATAATGTCATCATCAATGTCAACACCTGCGTCATTCAAAGCAGCAGTCAGAGCTTCCTGAGCCGCAGCTTTGTTGATACGAGTGCCACCAGTTGAAGTAGATGCTTTTTTAGCGGAACCAGAAGCAGGAGCTTTCTTTACATATACGCCTGCTTTTGTAAGAATCATGCGAACACCGTTTGGGCTTTCCCCAAGCTCATCTGCAATGCTCTTTACAATTTCCATAGAGTTTTCAGGCGTAGGCTCTTCTGCCGTATACATCTCAATTGCCTGTTCTTTTTTGTCGTCATCCCACGCCATACGTGATCTCCGTTTTGGTTTTCCATAATACCCTGGACAAACTCCAAGGCGGTCAAGTTGTTGTTGATAAAATCGGTCGCCCATTGCTTCCTCACATTCAATACAAGTATTATAATTGATGAGAGGATTTGAGTCAAGTAAAATTTTCTGTTAAGTATTTAATTAAATTTTTGTAATAGTTGCGTGACCGAAAGATAAAAACAAGAAAAAATGCTGGAGCAAACAATACAATGCCTCCTCCAGTAATTACATAATAGATTGTGCCTCCTAACCATCCAAGTTCTACTCCTACAGTTTTCATAGCTTTGACTTGAATGGAAAGGCAACAAATAAGAGTTGTAATACAAAAGATTGCGTAATAACTAAATAAGCCGAGTGTTGAGTCCATAGTCTTTTAGATGCTCCAACTTTCCAAGATCGTATGCAGGAACGTAGGCATTGAATCCTCCGAACGTGGCTGCATGTTCACTTGGCTCTCGTATCCATATACGATAACAGTGAGTACCATATTTATCATTATACTTATCTTCAAGTTTTGCCATGACTTCACACGAAGTGTGGTACTTGGCTGACCAGGCTACTTCACCCACTTCAAATTCTTCAGCCACACATTCTTCAGGAAGGTATTCAATCTCAAATCTTTCTTCTCCAACTGCACGATTTGGAACACCTACCTTTTCAATTACGTTTTTGACAAAAGCTACCGAACGGTAAACTCTTTTGCCAATATCTGAAAGACTTTCTCCTCCGAGATAGGACTCTGCGATGTCAGCAACTTCTTCTTTCGTCGCGGGTCTACCTCTCTTCTGCGCCATTCTCGTTTTACGAAATTCCAGATTCGCTTGAAATTCTTCCACAATGCGAGTAAGCCGAGTGGTATTATAGCTAATGTTAAGAATATCGCACGCTTCCCTTTTTGTAATCGGGTTTTCCTGCGTAAGTAAACGAATAACCTTCTTAATGTTCGCATCAGTTAGGTTTTCTCCTTCCTTCTTTTTAATTCCTCTTCTCACTTTGGATCTCCCTGAGCAGGTTTAATTAAATCCCACATATGTTTCTGACACTCGTTCCACTTCTCTCTTTTGTAGTGCCAGATTATTCCTTCAGGGTCAATCAGTTTGAAGTTACCATTCCAATCACATTTTAACTCTATTGATGTATTTGCTTTTAGAATCATGCTGCTCTCGAAATTCGTTGATTATAATCTGCAATCTCTTCATCCCACCACCAAGGCTTGCCACGGACTTTCCAGGTAGCACCTTTTCCAATAGCGGCTTTATCTTTCATATAGAACATTCGATACGAAGCAATGGCATCATCACTCTTTAGTTCTTCTGGCATTGCTTGTGCGAAAGGTGTAAGTCCCCTGTTTGGTAAGTGTACCATATCAGGCAACTTCGAGATGACTTGGGAAAAAGACTTGTGGTCTGCACCACCTCTGTAGATGTGTTCTTGGTTGAGTGCGTGGGCGTAGCAGAAGAGCCACTCGTAGTTTTCTTGTGACTCTCTGGCCCACACCGTACAAGGATGATTGTACATAGTAGGAAGATAAGGAAAATCGCGAGGTTCATTCGTCTTAGCTTCCTTAAGTACGGCCCATTCTTCAGTTGTGAGTTTACGCGGTACATATCCGAGATACCTGTCAATCCAGTGATTTGTGCACAGCATTTGCGCGCTTTCAAGCTGCATCTTACCCGAGTGTGGGTCTATATGATATTGGGCACATAAGTCAATGTCGTTGTCAAGAACAAAAATATTCACGGAACGCTTCTCTCACAATTTCCAACATTATAACAGTAAAAGAAAAAAATGTCAAGAATTATTTTTGACTTCACTCGTAATTGGGGCGATTCATCTTTGCCAGACGTTTCTGCACGGCATCTTCAATCTTGCCCTGGTCGAGGTTATATGCTTGAGCGAGCACAGCAATCATCGCCTTGACATCGCCCATTTCATCTACTAGATTTTCAAGATACTTGGGATTTTCAACCCCGTGTCTCATGACTTTGGAACAAGCGCGGATAAGTTCTCCGCACTCTTCCATTGTGATTACGAGTTTATTAATTTTTGTTAAGTCCATTAACTGTCCTTCAAGATTAGATAAAGAAGAAAACACAAATAGCATACTCCTATTATATCAAGTATGCTTATTTCGGGAATCATTCGAGAGTGTCTAAAATAAAATAAGGAATTGTGTATTCGTATGGATCTTCTTCGTGATTGTCTTCTCTACCTTCTTCGATAAACATACTCTCAATCAGACCATTATTCACTACCATTGCGTAGCGCCAAGAACGGATTCCGAAGCCCAGATTTTCTTTTTGAACGTCCATATTCATTCCGCGAGTAAAGTCTGCATTTCCGTCACATATGAGTTTTACGTCTTGAATGTTTTGATCGGCTGCCCACTTATTCATCACGAAAGCATCATTGACAGAAATACAGTAGATTTCATCGATACCTCGATTTTTGAAAGTGGGATACATCTCTTCAAAACCAGGAAGCTGGTAAGTTGAACAGGTTGGCGTGAAAGCGCCAGGCAGGGAGAATACAACTACTCTCTTACCTGCAAAATAATCATAAGTAGTCTTCTGTTCCCAGCGATAGGGGTTTGGTCCTTCGATAGTTTCGTCTCGCACTCGCGTCTGAAAAACTACGGAAGGCACTACGATTGGTGGACGATTCCAACCTTCTTCATATTGATATAAATCGTCTTCACTTGTATAAATTTTCAAAGTTTGGTACTCCTATACCAGTTAATGTATTGCGGCCATCGAAAAAAGTCTTTTCGATACCAGCACCAGAACAGACCATTATAAGGGCTTTCTGATTTTGTGTCAAGATTTAATTCTGTTTGTGTCATAATTTTTTCCCTACGTATACTTTGTATGTGTTTCCATTATAAGATTCTTGTACTATTTCAAACCTTTTTACGAGTTTTTCTTTCCACCAGAGAGGAGGTTCTACAATTAAATGAGCATTTCTACCGTCGGAAAGTATTTGTCTCGCTTTATATGTAGCGATAGTAAAGAATCCAGCTTTTAGTGTACATCTCTGTAAATCATCTAATACATTGTCAATAAGTTCTGGTTCTATATGCTCAAGTACATCGATACATATTACAAATTCTTGTGGGATATTTCCGTTCACTTTATTTGGATAGCCTGGGTCATACTCTTGTAAAGTATTTAGCTCTTTTAATATACCGTGTTTTTCTAAAGTTTGTTTGAGGGAGCCCCAGGAGGAACCATAATCGAGAACATCTTTAATATTGTTTTGTTTGATGAAGTGAGATATTTCTCTTATATACATAGGAGCTGTTTGCCCCCATGTATACTTTGTTTGTTTGTGGGTATTTTCTAAGGTGGTTTTATATTCTTCAGTAAATAACGTCATTTAAAATTTCTTCTAAAGGTTTTTGTTCAAACATTGTTAATGCACTGTCTGGAGTACAGTTTATAATAAGTTCTCGTATTTCAGGTTGAATAGTGGCGAAAGCACTAACAAATCGAGGGTAGGGACTATTTCTTTTTAATTCTTTAGGGTGGTCTCCAAAGTAGTGGCTTTTATTATTAATCTTCTTCATGTTATAGCCTACTAGGATAAAGCGAGAGCAGCCCATTAAAAATGCAAGATTTAGTTGTTGATACCCAGAGTTAGATCCGTAATGTATTTCGTTTTGATTTATACTCAATTTTGGTTTGTGCTGTCCCTGTACATGGTTTATTTTATATTTTTCTGAACTGGGTTTACATTGAGTCCAGCTTTCAAGGCTTGGTCGAAGCTTTTTTATATGCTCTCCCCACATATTCCACCAAGCAGTATCACAGGCATAGTGAACATCTAAATAATCAACTACTTTATAAATATCATTACATCCAAAAATAATAAAACGATCTTTATGTGGACGGATTTGTTCTATAACTTTTTCAGTTAGTGAAGGACCACTCGCCATTAAAATCGCTTTCTTATTTTTGAATTTTTGTTCTATCATAAATAAAAAAGCCGGACCAGAAAGGCCCGGCTCCCGTGACTAAGCTGAAACGTAACTTAGGGCCGCAAATGCGATTGGTGTAAAAATCACCAAACTAATCTGCACAGCAGCCTCTAATACGTCCCACCTTTTATTAACGAAGTTCTTCATTGAATCTCCAATAATTACCCAATAGGTATTGATGTGGGCTTACTAGAGGGCGAATACGTTAAACAGATAACTAACATTCCGTGTTCCATGGTGGCTTCGGTCACTTCTAAACTGTTATCCAGCTTTAAGTGCTTTTCGAAACTCTTACCACTGATACCTTTATGCACCCAGTTTCTTCCTTCGTTACATTCCTTCTTCTCTCCTTTAATAGAGAGAATGTTTTTGTGAACGTTCACTGATACTTGTTCTTTTTTCCAACCTGGAACGGCTACTTGCACTTCATAGCCATCCTTAACTTTTTCAATGTTGTAACGAGGATATTCTGGAGCCTGTTGAGTATACAACGGGTTACTAGCAAAATTGTCGAAACCGACAAAAAATTTATCTAAATTAATAGCATTCATAGGTTCTTCTCCTTTTAAGAAAGAATAACTTGCCCCTTTCGGAAGCACTAACATTCGTTTATACGGAATTGAATTAAACGCGGATATACCGACACTTAATTCAGGGGATATTATACAAGCTTTGACCTTTTATGTCAAATACTTTTTTTGCCCAACTACCTTCGGCTAAATAATTCTTGACATGAAATCTTACTTATTATATAATATGCACTTAAACACTGGAGAAAACAATGATTAACTTAGTTTGGATAACCCCAAATGCGATGGACGTTATCGCTTATTGTGCTCGTGTTAGTAATCCCTCTAATCAGAACAATTCAAAAACTGCACCCAAGCTACTTAAGTATTTGAAGAAAGAAGGTCATTTCAGTCCTTTTGAGATGGCTTCAGCCTGTATGGAGATTACTACAACGAGAGATATTGCTCGACAAATTCTTCGACATCGCTCTTTTTCTTTTCAAGAGTTTAGTCAAAGATATGCAGATCCAACACAGGATTTAGAGTTTGTAACTCGTGAAGCTCGTCTTCAAGACACAAAGAATCGTCAGAATAGTATTGAGACGGACGATGAAAGCCTACAGCAGGAGTGGGAACGACGACAAAGTAATGTGCGTTGGGCAGCGGAAACTCACTATAAGTGGGCAATATCAAAAGGAATTGCAAAAGAACAGGCGAGAGCATTATTACCAGAAGGTTTAATACAATCTCGACTGTATATGACAGGAACTCTGAGATCATGGATGCACTTCGTAGAATTACGTGGGGGAAACGGAACTCAGAAAGAACACCAAGAGATTGCACTTGAGTGCAAGAGAATTCTCGTTGAAAACGGGGGAGACGTCTGGGGATGAAAAAATTTAAGTATAGCGGAATCGCTATAGCTGTTTTGGGCGGCATTACATATCTGAACTATTATGCTTATATGTATGCTACAAAGTATAACTTACCGATGAGTAACTATTTAATATGAATGATAAGTGGAACGGAGAGGCAAGAGGGATTACAGATGTAATGGTGTCAAGAATTAAAACTTGGCATCGTGACCGAAATCTCATTGAAGGAAGCACTGACAAAGACCAAGTTCTTAAGCTAATGCAGGAACTTGGAGAACTTTCTGACAGTGTTTGTAAGGGCAAAGATATTCGTGACGACCTGGGCGATATGCTCGTAGTTATGATAAATATTATGGAACGAAATGAGCTTCATATGACTGATTGCCTCGAAGTTGCTTGGGTTGATATTAAAGATCGAAAAGGAAAGATGATTGACGGCATCTTTGTGAAAGAAGAGGATTTATGAGTCTAATTGAAGCTTTACGAAGCGGTAAAGTTGATATTACATTTAAAAGTTTAACTAGCGGGCAAGAGATAACAAAAACATTTACTTTAAATACTTGTTTTAAAGTGCCTCAGAACCCACAATCAGATAAAATTGTAGGCTATAATCCAATAGCCAGGGAATGGGAAGACATACACAAGTCTACCATTATAGAGTGGAAAGTAGCATGAATAGAGAATCAGTTTTTGAAACATTGAAGGTGGACGAAGGTGTCGAGTATAAAATATATAAAGACCATCTTGGGTATGATACTTTCGGTGTTGGTCATCTTATTGTTGAAGACGATCCAGAACACGGTCAGGAAGTTGGTACACCTGTATCAGAAGAGCGAGTTTGGGAAGCATTTGAACGCGATCTTGATATTGCGATTGACGAGTGTGAAGTCCTTTATGAGGCAGCATGGCACGACTTTCCTGGAGAAGTTCAAGAAGTTGTGGTAAACATGATGTTCAACATGGGGCGTCCTCGTTTGTCTCAATTTAAGAAGTTCAATGCCGCACTTTGCGAGCATGACTGGGCGAAGGCTGCCGTCGAAGGACGGGATTCTCGCTGGCATAAGCAAGTAACGAATCGAGCAGAAAGGCTCATGGTGCGTTTGGAAGCTATGTAATGCCTTGGCTTATCTTAGTCTTTTTAATGGCTGCAGGCGGTGGCTACGCATATCACGTAGCTACTGTCTCGAAGCTTGAGAGTACGGTTGTTCAACTTGAAAGTAACAATCGCACCCTAAAAGAGAATCAGATTCAGATGGAGCAAGCTGTAAAAACTTCGCAAGAGGCGCTCAAAGCAGCGGAAGAAAATGCGAAGAAGTCTGAAGCTGCAATGTCAAAACTTACCGAAGCAAACAACGCACTTAACAAAGAAAAGCAGAACTATCTCAAAATTTTCAAAGACCATAATCTTACTCGTCTAGCACGAGCAAAGCCTGGAATGATTGAGAAAAGAATCAACGGTGGTACTGCAAAAGTATTCAGAGCACTAGAAAATGACACAAAAGAACTTATGGATCTTGATGACGGGGAGTCTACTACTTCAGGGTTGCCAGTGGCTCCCGAAGTTTCCGGAGCGGGAAATGGTACAGCCGGAACCGCAGATAATAACGGTAACTGAGAAAGTCCCGCTTAGAATCTATCAGCCACCTCTTCCGCAGGAGATTGATTTACTTGATGTTAATTTCTTTGTAATCACAGAAGAGAACCTCGACGAGCAAGTGAAGATTATCGAGAAAATGCTCGACGGTCAGTTTGTAGTCTTTGCACTTACTCCTGACGGGTATGAGAAGATGGCAGAGAATTTTCAAGAAGTGCGCCGGTACGTGCGCCAGCAAAAAGAACTCATCATTTATTACAGAGAGGCAACTACAGAAAGTGAAGGAACAACAGCAGAAGAGTGGCTTGAGTCTCAGAGAGAGGATTGATTTTAGACTGGATACTCTTCAGTCTTGGATGGAAAGCAATTTTCATTTGGAAAACCCTTCTCAGGCTTACGCCCTTACACTGAGCATTAGTAAGTTTTGGTCGGCACTCAGCGAAGAGGATCGAGAGTACGTGCAGTGTGCACAGGATGCAATTGAAGAAGGAAGAAGTTGGAATGTCTAACCCTTGGGAGAAACAGATTGGTGGAGAGCATTATAAAAAGTATGCGATTCAGCCGACAGAATATGCGGAGAAGAATGGTTTATCTTTTGCGGAAGGTTGTATTGTAAAATACGTGACCCGCTGGCGTGATAAAGGCGGTGTAGAAGATTTGAAAAAGATTATCCACTATGCTGAGATTCTTATCGATATCGAACAAAGTACAGACATATCTGCCGCTCACGATTTTCTTCTTGAAGAAGCACAGACGGATAACGCAGCATTAAATGAATACTGGAAAAGACCGAAATAGTTCTTGACTTAGTTATGCGTAGCCTCTATAATATCTGCATTGAATGAGGAGAACAATATGGCAGTAAAATGGAAACCCAACCAAATTCACTACAATCGAAAGACTGGAGAAAAGACTCTTCAGGTATTTCCGATTGCAGGTGTAAAGACTTCTGAGCTTGTAGAGCTTTGCACGAAAGAAGTGCTTCGTAAAGGCGAAAGAAAGCTTCGAGTCAAAGCACGAAAAGAATTGAAAGTAAGAGGAATCTCTGTATGAGCGCAAAAGTAGAATACGCATTTCGAGACTATTTAAAAGGGAAGTTATCATACCATCGTATGAACTTCGAGTTGCTTTTAGAGAACCCTCGACCAATTCCAGAGCACACAGACTTTATGGAAGCATTGGAAAAAGAACTTACTCAGGTAGCGCACTACCACGAGTTGCTTGAAGTATTAGAGAATGGACATGGAGCACAACGATGAAAAGCTGGTCACTTCACATGAGAGAAGGCAGTGATTCGATAAACTTTGATTTTGAAACTAACGATTCACGCATTCTTGCGGGAAAGATTAACTCTTTTCTTGGAGTGTGTGGAACAATGACATCTCCCGACCATGATGCCACTCTAATAGATGAGCTTTGCTGCTTAAGAGCAGGAGTTGAAGCTAAAGTAGCCTCCGTATATAGCGCAGGCAATGATCCGTCCGAAGAAGAAAGATTAACACAAATACTTCATTCGGTAGATGAGGTGATTAACTATGTCGAGTCCGAACTATAGAGG